GGTGATGAAGCGAACCACGGCGGCGCGGAATGCCGACCAGCTCGGGGCCGCGTTGATCGCCGTCGCGGTGATACCGTAGGTCGCCGCCCCTGTGATCACGCCCAAGGGCTGGCCATCTGCACCGGTGCCAAGAAAGGCGACACGATCCATCTCTTGCCCCATGGCGCCATTCATATCCCGGCGCACCGCCTGTTCGAGAGCATCGCCAGACTGTTTCAACGCCTTGCGCGTGATCCGCATTTGAATGCCCATGGTGTTATTGGGGGCAAGCGGCTTGTCGGTCGTGGCGTAAACGCTCGGTCCACCAACTGCGCCAAGCTCAGTGGCCTGCCAGCCCACCGTTGCACCAGAGGTGGCGACGGGATACTCGAGTTGGCCTTGGC